ACCCCTGTATACCCCTACTGACCGATCGGCGCGCTTGTTAGCGAGTCCTGGAATTATTCTGGGACTCCTTCAACCCCTGTATACCCCTACTGACCGATCCAAAGAAATCGCTGATAAGACCAAAAAATCGCTGATAAGACCAAAAAATCGCTGATAAGACCATTTTACTTTAAAAATATTTTGCTTTGTATAAAATTTCAAAGTCAAATCAAAGTCAAAAAATCGCTGATAAGACCAAAAAATCGCTGATAAGACCAAATTTCGCTGATAAGACCAAATTTCCATAGGAAATCAGAACTATAAATTATATATATTATACCATTTAATTTGAGAAAATCTACTTTGAAAATCAAAGTAGAAATACCTATTAATTTGAGAAAATCAAAGGAGATACTATATATTTTATAGTGTTGATATAATTTTATTACTATGTACCTTATATATTAATTTGAGAATTTATTATCTGTATTCTCAAAATAATAGGTATTTTTACTTTGATTTTCAAAGCAAATTTTCTCAAATTAAATACTAAAATCTCTATAGGGGGTTTTGGGATTTTCCTTTGGAAAATTGGTCTTATCAGCGAAATTTGGTCTTATCAGCGATTTTTTGGTCTTATCGGCGATTTTTTGACTTTGATTTTGCTTTGTATAGATTTTCAAAGTAAATTATTTTCAAAGTAAAATGGTCTTATCAGCGATTTTTTGGTCTTATCAGCGATTTTTTGGTCTTATCAGCGATTCCTTTGTTTTACTTTGTTTTAGATGACCCAAGATGTGAATTTTTGTTTTTTCTACTTTGAATATACTTTGTATATTCTTTCTCTCCTTTATAAAAAAAATAAAGAATACAAAGTATTCTTTGTATACAATGAATAATTAATTTTAGAAAAATTAATAAATTCAAAAACTCACATCATCATCTATCTAATTATTTACAAAACAATACCCACCGACAGCAAAGCAAAAATCGCTGGCAAGAAACATTCACATCATCATCTATCTAATTTACAAAAAAACAACAGCCACCGACAGGAAAGCAAAAATCACAGGCAAGAAACATTCACATCATCATCTATCTAATTTACAGAAAAACAATACCCAGCGACAGGAACGCTAGCGCTAATGAAATGAAGGAAACAAAGCAAGAATCGCCGGCAAGAAATATGTTCACATCATCATCTATCTAACATTCCATTAGCGTAAGCGATATTTACAGAAAAACAATACCCAGCGACAGAAAAACAATACCCAGCGACAACAAAGCAAACAGAAAAACAATACCCAGCGACAACAAAGCAAACAGAAAAACAATACCCAGCGACAACAAAGCAAACAGAAAAACAATACCCAGCGACAGCAAAGCAAACATTAAAATATTTAGGTAAAAATTATTAAATTTAAATTGATTTAACTCAAAGTAATTTATCATCAAATACATACATCCATCTATAATTCCGTAATGGTCAGATAAGATGCGGCAGATAAACCCACCGATCCACTAGTAGTAAGAGCAGAAACATTAATTGAGACCGTCGGAGTATCACCAGCACCCACCTCTAAAATACCCGTCAAGAGTTTCCCATATTCTAAAGCCGCACCCGATGAATTACTTGTAGCATTTTCAGTAGTACGGATCGTGCCAGTAGAATTCAATTCAAATGTAATGGCCTCGGTATTATCTAAAGTAAACTCCACAAAGGCTTGAACCAAATATTTTTTCTGAAGACCACTATCAACCGTATAGGTAGTGGTGGAAATCAAGAGATCAGAGGTTTGAAAATTACCACCACTATCAATAGTAATATTACCCATAGCACTAATGTTCTGACCAAATCCATAGGCGATGGCAGTACTTTTATCATGAGATCGAAAGGCCCATGCTTGACTGAAATTAGGAGTCACCGCATCCACATTCTCATTCCAATCAGGTGTGGCTTGATCCAAATAAGGAGAAGATACATCATTCCCTTGTTGTTGAATTCGCTCAGTCACGCTCAAACTGTTAGCAGATAAAGCATATGAATTAGGATTCACAAACAAATTGGAAATTGACATAATTTATAATAATATATAACAAGTTTTAAAACTCTAAATACTCTCTAATACCAAAGTACATGACTCTTGAAATAGTTCTTATCATTTGTTTGGAGTATCAAACACAATATAATCCAATTGCCTTTGTACCGAATGACCACTATTGATAGCATCTTGCGTCATTTCTTGAAAAAAGGCTCCATATTTACTAGTTTTCCAAATGTGGCGCAACATGTTGCTACCGATGTGTTTGCCACCAAAAATTCTATTTAAAATACGTGTAATACTATTATTGGCCAAAGATCGTCCTCCATACCGAACTAACAATGGAAAGATCTGTTCTTGATTACATGGATGGTATTTGATGTAAAATTGAATCACCTGAGCTAACTGATGTTTAACATCAGTCACGATGGTGCCACTGGTTTTAGCATTCTTATGTTGATTAATAATGAATTGTTTTCGAGTTGGCAGATAGTAATTTCGATTCAAAGGCAAATCTTGATCTAGTGAGTCATTTGTGGGTGAAATATAATCCATCAGATAATATTCTACATTTCTCTTAGTTGGAGTTAAAACATATAAACTGAGCACCATAAATTCATTTAAAAGATCAAAATCAGAGCTATTTAACGGTGGTCTTTTGTCTTTGAGAGATTCCACACGATGACATAAATCTTGATAAACTCCCAAAACTTGGTCCCAAGTAATCCAATTCTCACTTTGTTTGTGATTTTTAGTATTCTTGGGTAGATTATCCAATTGTTGATCACTCTCAACTAACCGATCACGGTACCAATCATATAATTCAGACCATTGTGATGAGGTGTAATTGGACTCAAATGGGTTATCACGGTACACTTGAATCATGGTACAGGCTGTGGCAAACAGAGTTTTACGAGTATGGACTGAATTATATTGATCAATCAATGGCCCAATGTGACTAGTGTGTTGTAAAAAATCTAAATTGGATGGTGTTTCAGATTGATTTAAGATTTTCAGATTCTTAAAATACAATTCAACTGAAGAATGTGTTAAAGATTTCTTAGCAACTAAAACCTCTCGGAGGCGATCCACAAAGGGACGTTTTAATCGAATTGGTATTTTACTCATATTATATGATTATGTGGCGCTATGTCCTTATGAACTTTACAATCATGGACATTTTTCATTTCCATGACTACCTTATGATATAATTTTTTAAACCGTTCAATACACAATGAGGGTTTAACTACAGTACAGATATAACTTTGGTGTTTTAGTAGTTCATGTGCTGCTTGTCGTGATTCAGTTTCAAGTTGTTCCAATAAATTATCATAGAAAGGAGTTTGACTGATTAAATCATTGACATGTTTCAATAGAACAGTTTCTTGGCTATATAGATCTGCTAAATGATCCGTAACTCGGTGGAGGTAACTGAGTAATTGCTTGGGTTGATCAATTAGATGAGTAATCTCAGACAATTGATCACTTGTGACACTCACGGAGGTAGAATAGGCCCCCTCAGGTTGTAATTGTGTTTCCAAATTGTATCTATCACAAGCAAAAATGTGTGGTGAGGATGCTTTCGAACCTTTCATTGAGTCTTCAAATAATCCTTGCCAAATGCGATCTTGTTGATCTGAATCTAATAAATATTTCCTTTGATGTACATAGGTCGCAAAATCTTTTAAAACCTCCAGCCCAAGAATTCGATTAGAATGGTTTAAAACTTTCTCTCGCGCTTGATCTAATTGTTTAAATTTTTCATCTAAACCGACCTGTTCGATCTGTGTTCGGAGTTCTTGAGTTTTGCGTAATAAATGGTCATCAACAGATTTCATATGACAGCCTAAACATACTGCTCTAGGTTTATGAAAAATTTTATCCATCTTAGGATGATAAATGGATCGGAATCCAAAACACTTAAAACACAATAAATGACCACATTGGCCACATGCACGTGCTGCACGTGCTCCATCTACTTCAAGTACCAATAAACGGCAAGAAGCACACAACGTCATATTTACTTATAATAATCATCTCATTTGTTACTGTTATGTAGTTTACTCAATATGTATGGTTAGGTGATTGATACCATAATTATATGCTACTTACAACGCCGTGCTATATCTTAATTCACAAATGCTAATGGTATTACTGTTACTCGCGCTATCCCAATTTCCTCCAATGGAATTAAATCCCATATTATAAGTACCTACATAAGTAAAGAAAGTAGTGCGCAACGTAGCATTAATGGACGCTCTGGGACCGGGCATAGCGAACTGGATTGATGGCACAGGTAAAGCAGTGGTGGATCCATTCGCAAATAAGACCGAACTGTCGGCTTTATTTAAATAAACCACATTAGCAGCATCAGGCGCAGTTGAGGTGGTCCACGTGATACCACTGGGTAGAAAGACAGTGACCTCTCTACCTCTTTTTCTAAAGGTTAGATCAAAGCCAGTGACATAAGATTTAGTGACGCCAGCACCTGCCTCTAAATCGCCACTGATTTGGCAATTGGTGACAGTACCATCTAAATCTCCTGTTAATTGTAGATTAAATCCCGTCAGTAAACCAGCGGTTGATTCAGCATTAACATCATTAGTTGCGTTGAGATCAACTCCAGTCACATTACCACTGGCGACCACATTGATACAATTGACATCATCTGTGGAGGTGATTTCTCCACTATTAACCGCAGCTAAAGTGGAGGTACCTGTGACTCCTAAGGTACCACCCACACTAGCATTATTAGTTACACTGAGCGAATCAGCCGTATAAGTGCCCGCGACTGTCACATTTCCATCTATTTGAACATCTTGTGTGACCTCTAAATTGCGCCCAACCAAGACATCTTGAACCGTGGAAACGTCTTTGAGTACATTGACGTTGCCACAACACAGATTAGATAAATCAATGGCGGTTTGGAGATTGCGATAACTCATTTTATAACTTTTAATGATTAAAAGTTTATATATAGTTTTAGGCCTACTTAAAACTTTTTTATTATGAAAATATATACAATTGATACCATGAAAGTTGATCCCGAACAGATTCGGTTGGGGCGCTGTGATGGCAAAAGAGTTTATATTTGTGATGCGCGTTTGAGCGATCAGTGCCCATTACACAAACCCATTAAAATCCTTCCACAAGAGGCCTTAATTCGGAACAATCAGAACATTATGGAAGATTATGAAGGCTCTCAATCTCACTTTGTGGTACTTAACAAGAAAGGTGTACCAAGTAAAACTCTCAAGATTTATATTAAAGGCAAACCCATTCAATGTTATGATAACTGGGATGAATGTAGATTGGTGTACCAAAATCTGTTAGAGCGCTGTACTGCGGAATTAACTAAGTTCAGACACCAGGTAGATAACACCATTGTTGATCTAATTCAGAAATTAAAAGAATCAGACAGATGATTATTTTTATTTATTTTTTATACAAAGGCATTTAACAAAGTCTTATGATATTATATAATATATAAACCTATGAATGAGTTTAACATTGTTCGCGCCCCCTTTCCCCCCATTGATATCAGAAAAGGGCGGAAATTTTGGGCAATCAATCAGTACGTCAAGATTGCCAATTATGCAGAATATCCCATGCCAAATTATTCACAAACCAGTACCTCTTTTACAAAGACACTAGTTGAATCTGATGTACTGTCTAGAACTATATTATATAAACAGAAAGCAACTTTAAACGCCACTGGCACCACCACTGGTCCCAATATGTGGCAATCGGGTGTGCTAGCGCCTCGACCTTTTCCTTTAACTCGCTCGATGGCAAATGTCAATTTTAAGGCCGGTCGAGGGTCGGCCAATAGTACGCCAGCCGATACATTTATCTTTTTACAGAATTTTTATTATGATTATATGGATGCGTCGGTGTATAATACACTGACTCCATCAACTTTAGATAATTGTATTGATTATGCAGATTATTATGGAAGTGTCAAGAATGTCTTAAGTTCCGTCATTGATGGTACTCAGCTACCTCCTAGAGGTGCTTTTCCGATTCAAACTGATGGATTTGTCAATACCACCACCAATCTCAATGTAACTTGGGAATTTACCGAACCATTGGCAATTTCACCATTGACGCTCAAAAATGGTGACAGTTGGAAGGATCCGGGTCTGTCTCGTCTCACGGGATTTACCCTCTATATTACATTTGCAACCAATTTGGTAGATAGGATGTTATCTTACGATTCAACCAATTCAACCACTACATTTACCACCCGTACAATAACACTAGGGCAACCATCGGTGTTGTTAGGTATATATACCTTATCAATGTTTGATGATCTCCCACCCCTACTACAATATCCTTACAATTTCATTGAAAATATCAACCAGAAGGCCAATGAAATAGTAGCAGGTACAACTGGTAAGGTATCTTTAACTCACACCATCCAAGCAATTCCCAAATCAGTAGTTTTGTGTGTCACAGATAAAACTATCGCTGAAAAAAAATGGGATCAGCCCGATTGGTATTTAGAAATTAGAACCGTGACTGTCAAGGCAAGTGCTTCTAACCAACAGTTAGCATCCGCCGCTCCTCAACAATTTTTTCTACTCAACTGTAAAAATGGGCAATCTTTCCACACTTATGGTGATACTGGATTTTCCAGTAGCGATATTGCTTTTCCCTTTTTAACTGGTACCACAAATACTTTAATTAAACCAGTGGGACAACCTCTTCGTCTCAAATTTGGAGAAGATATTACTCTGCCATTCGAATATTTGGCACCATCGGTTGACTTTCCCAGTTCGGTCACTTTTGAGGTGACCACGTATAATCAATCTGCTAATACCGTGGATGAGCCAACTCTCAACGCCATCTTTATCTATGACGGAGTCGCCACCATTACCAGTAACGGCGATTCTATGTTTAGCCAGAATGTTCTGAAAAAACAAGATGTACTCGACGCCATAGACAATCCAGTTGATATTGAATGGTCAACAGTCCAACCCAGTAGTTATGGTGGCAATTTTTTCGGCAGTATCAAGAAAGCGTTTAAAAAAACTGGTAAAGCACTCAAAGGTGCTGATAAACTCATTGATCGTGGTCTCGATGTCACCACCGCCATCGATCCCGAATTGGGGACTCGCTTATCAGCAGCCAAAAGGGGTTTGACGGGTGGTCGTAGAGCGGGTGGAGCCTTTATGTCACGAGCAGAATTAAAAAATAACCTTTACTAATCTAATCAAATAATCATAAACATTATTTGAGAAGATGTAGTATATCATGGGTAAAATACAACAGCATTATGTCGTGCCAATCATGACACATACACAAATCAAACAAAGAGCAGGAACTCATTTTGATTCCAATCATTATAGACTCATGATCAATCAAGACGCTGATGTATATCGCATGGATGCCAACGGGAAGGCCCAAATCTTATTTAAATTTAGAACAAAGGTGATTCAACACAATCATTCTGAAATGCTATTCGGTCTATTTCATGAGGGTTTAAAACGTCGCACATCTAATCGTGGAGCAGCGGGTGGCCAGATTGATCCTCAATTGATCTCTGAGAATGTCTCAAAGGTAATCAATCGCAACGCAATCAAAAGCCAAGTAACCTATAAAAATGGCACTACCAGTCAATATCAAGTAGCCAATCGAGTCCATAGTTTTATAGGTGGTTTTTATGATAAACCCTCAATCAATAGTGCTTATCCAAATTACCGCGGTCCTTGTAGAATGACCGCTTTTACTAGCAAACATTTAGCCCAATGGTCTCAATTCTATCCCATAGTGGATCAAATCGATCAGTTGTATCAAACTCTGGCTCCCGAAATTTATCAAAAGCAAAAACAATTGAGTCAAACCACACCCCATTTCACTATCAATCACAGTGTCTTTTCCACCGTGACAGTTAATCACAATTGGAGAACTGCCTGTCATATCGATAAAGGAGATTTCAAACATGGATTAACACCCATTTTAGTCAATCGTCGTGGCACATATACTGGCTGTATGTTAGGATATCCTCAATATGGGGTCTGTGTGGATCTAGGTCATGGAGATGTGGTTCTAACTGATCCTCACCAATACCATTGTAATACCGAAATGTATCCACAAGATGCTAATTACCTCAGACTCAGTGTAATTTTCTATTATCGCCAGAATATCAGTAAATGTATTCAAGTTCCAAATTGCGAGTCAATCCATACTCAAGATGATTTACAGATTAAATACAGAACTTTAACAACTGATATGAATGTTATCAAAGAAATCTTTGTCAACAAAACTTATTTAAAACCATCCATCGGTTTTATCATTACAGCTCAACAATGTTGGTTAGATTTGGGTGCTCATATCGGTTGCTTTTCTTTGTTATGTTTAAAGTATGGTGCTAGTGTCATTGCGTATGAACCCGAACCCACTAATTATGATTTATTAGTACAAAATCTGAGCCACAATTTTGCAGACTCCACTCAAACTTTTCAAACTCACCAAAAAGCAGTCACTAGCACTCCCAATGATCACGGTGCTTTATACATCTGTAATGGATTATACAATACCTATCGACACACATTGATCCACAAGAAAGGTCGCAGTGCTATTCAAGTTGAGTGTGTTTCATTGAATCACATTTTACAACTTCAGACACAAATCAATTGTATTAAAATGGATATTGAGGGATCTGAAATAGCGCTGTTAGAACAAACCGATTTTTCATTGGGTCAGATTCAACGCTTAGTATTTGAGTATAGTTTTGATTTCGATCGTTCCATTGAGAGATTTTTTCGGATCATCACCCGATTGAAACAATTTTTTAATCACATCCACTACACCAAACCCAATCCAAACCAAGCGGTTTATAAGTATTATCCCCCTAGCGAAATTGTCTTTTGCTTGAAATAATTTAAATAAGCAAACAAAGACATAAAAACACATCCTGATTAGATAATTGTATATGATCCAGGTGATCAATTATGCCCACCAATACCCCCAGTATCATCTAGAAATGGTTTATCAACAATGTGTTGCCATTATTCAAGATGCTGTACAAACCAAACACATGGGTTGGATGTACCGGACTTTACTACTCAAATCACTACAAAACTCTAATTTTTATATCGCCACGGATAACATTGAAACCGCTAGGATACTTGGTTTTGCTTTGTGTCGTGATTTAAAACGAACTGGCATGATCAGTTTAGATAAACTAGGTGTGGATCGTGCCTGGAGACATCGTGGCATTGGTACTCAGTTATTAAATCATATCAAAGCGGTTGGCAAACCCATTCGCATCGAAGTGGTTAAGCACAATGTCTTGGCCAAGACATTGTACACTAAAAATGGATTTGTTGAAAGTCAAACCAAAACTATCGGAAATGGCATCAATCTAATTGTGATGTATTTTACACCTAGTTGTTCCCAACTATCCACATGATTTAACTAATTCATCTTCAACCCCTAACTTTTTAATCATATAATTCTTGAAGTCATTATGAAAAGTGACTCCAACAATTAGTTTAATTTCAGTAATGATTTCTTTCCTTTGCGTATCATTTAAGATCAGCAGGATTTTTATCAACAAATTGTAAATATTATTAATGTTCTGAACCCGATAATTACCGGATTGAAGCACACAATACCCTAAAATATATTCCATTAATTATCTTTAAACTTGATCGGTTTAAATACTGATTACACTAATTATCTTTAAACCGATCAAGTTTAAATACTGATTACACTAATAATGGAGAATCCATTCTGACCACGGGACTGGGTGTGGGTTTGTGTAATTTGACGCGATCAACTAGATGTAAATATCGGTAATAAAACCACAACTTACCCACAGTATACAGTCCACCGATTGAAACCGCGCAAATCAAGACCACACTAGGCAGATCCATTGCTATAGTTTAATACTGGGGGATAGTTTTTATATAATGATTTGGTAAATAACCCAAATGTAATGGTAGCAGCGGTGCTGTTTTTGAGACAAACTGGAAAAATGTTTCCTCTATAATCTTTAAATAGAACTGAAAATTCTAATCTTCTGAAAAACTCCGTACCCGCAGAATTAATATCAAATAAGGTATATTGGGAGGGGTTATAGATTAATCTACTACTGGAATCTTTAGCAACTTCTAAAATGGGATCTAAACTTAAAATCGTGGGTTCTGTTTCGAAAACATTTTGCGCTTGGCGACGTCGATTCGTATTGAATCGCCCATCTTGTAAAACCCCCGCAATCTGTAGTGACTGACTGGTGATCAGAACTTGGTTGAGACAATTTAAATACCGCGGGGTTGCTTGGAATGATTGGAAATTTCCGAAAATTCCAGTTGAAATTTCGTTATTAATATCATTACTGAAGACAAAGCGATAATCCTTGCCATTGGTATTATTGTTACCATAGTCAATGGTTTTAAAGGTTTCCAAATAATTGGATAGTTCATAATTCATATAAAATTCCACTGTAAACCCATTATAACCCGCTTGGTAATTGAGTGTAAACAATTGAGTCACTGGACTGTATGTAAAATATGGTGCGGCAGTGATTCCCTGGGGTCCTAATGTGCCTGAATGAACCGCATTCATGGCATTGAAAGCAGTGGTAATAGTAGTATTCAACATATTGACCAAAATTTGATAATTGTAAACAAAATAGTAGGGTCCAACTTCCTGAAAACCATTATTCTGAGATGGTGGTGGGGGTGTGGGTTGAGTATTGGGTGGTACATAAATTACATTGGCAAAATAATCACTGCCTAAATATCTAAAACAAAAAGAAAACGTGGTTAAGTTGGGATCAGTTTGTGATTGCCCCTCTTGGATATAGATGATGATTAAAGGTACACAATTAAAAGGGATGGCCGCTGAAGTTATAGCAGCATAATGTTGCTCTGGTTCATAGATGAGGGGATCCCGATATGTTTTATCGAACTTGAGTGGTAAAAAGGTGCCAGTGTTGGGGTCAAGTGCTCCACGAACCTGAATACGAATGTAATTATGATCAGATGGGTTTGGATCTATTTGACGGCTCATAATGATGTATGATTGTTTAACTATGCCATTTTTTATATATATTTAATTTAAAAAGACTCAACCTAAAAAAATTATATATAAATTGAATCGTTTGTAAAATATAGTGTAAAACAATATGTTACTCAGAAATCTATTAGTTGGTTTCATCAATAATCTGAAAGATCGGGACCAAATTGAACGGGCTTGCTCACTATTGAATCGCTATGATGCCTTTTCTGAAGCATATGATGAATTAAATGATAGATACCAAAAAACATTGGATAAACTACGGAAACCATCAACCCCTAATTTATATCCACCCACACCCCAACAGATTCAATTGACCAGTTTGTATTTGAAATATCTACACCAGTTGTTAGAAACCTTAGATCTAGACTTTGTAGTTGATGAAACAATTAGTTTATATGAAAAACTACATCAGCAATCAGACTCCATGCTTGATACCGAGGCTGATGTTGATGCTGCTGCTAATGCTGCTGGTGCTGATGCTGCTGCTGATGCTGCTGGTGCTGATGCTGATGCTGCTGTGACCCCACTACTAGGAGTTGATCCATAATTTATGTTCCACTTACATCCATGGGATATCTTGATAGTACAAAACCCATGTTCTTTTAAATGGATCTTGGCTGATGGACCTGATCCACCGATCATATGCCTCAATATTTCTACTTTTTTTAAAACCTGGGAAATCAGATAAATAGTAAAACCCAATCCATCTTTCGCGCCTAGGAGCCTCTTTCATATACTCTAACACAGTTCTAGTGATGTAATTTTCTCGGGTAGTATCAGCGCGTATGGTTCGTAGCCTCCGTAGATCTTGAGGCATTTCGATCAGGACTTGATCAATAAAGTTGTTAAGATTTTGCATCACATTTCTGGAGGTAGTTTTTCTTTTACCAAAACCAGACACCTTATCCACATGTGGGGATGTTGTTGCTGATGCATAAATTCGATTATTAGAAACCTGAGCACGAGGAAGATCTCTACCGTTGGATAATGCCGATTGAACCGCGACTTGGAGGATTTGGGTCATCTCATCTCTTGATTTGAGCGTTACTTTGGGTCTTTGTACATGGGCACGGGCGGGAGAACTGGTTGAAACCACTGTAGTTAATTGTTTTGGTAGGGGTGATTGTATTTCTGCTAGATATTGTGCGTCTTGAGTTTCGTCTTCAATTAGTTCAAACATGGGTTGAACTGAACTCTTTGGCCGACCAGTTTGTGGTAGATCTATGGTTTTGCGAGCCTGAATGGGTTGATTTACTTTTGCTAAAAATTCTCGCCCATCACCCTCCATCAATTGTAAAAGTGGTTGATTGGTTCTGATAGGTCTTGAGGGACTGGGTCTGTCAGTGGTCTGTGTGATGCGACGGGTTGGTTGAGTTTCTGCTAAAAATTGGAGTGTTTGAGTTTCTGGATTTAATGTAAAGACCATGGGTTGATTGAGTCGAGCTTTAGATTGTGGTGCCTCGAGGGTTATTGATGTTGAAATGGGTGGGGTGATTTGCGCTAGAAATAGAGGATTATCATCCTCAATCAATTGGAATTGTGGTGACTCTTCTTTTCGAGTGGGTGGAGGTAGTCGTGTTGTGGTTGGTTTGGGGATGGGTGGCGTGATGGTTGCCAATTGTTGAAATTGTGTGGGTGGCTCAGTGGGTGGAGCGATTGCTCTTAATCTTGGTAGATTGGGAATGATGATTTGCTGATTGGGCCCGATTGGGGTTTGCTGATTGATGAGTCTTAAAACTTGATTGGTGAAGGCTGTGACATAAGCATTATAAAACCTTTTTAAAATCAGTGGTTGCTGAATGGTCTCAATTCTATTAGACATTTCTGTAAACTCTGTTTGATCTTCAGGGAATGGGAAATCGAATGAAATAATCAGTTCCAAGATGCGTCTGACCACGGTTGAAATCAACTGCATAAAATTTTGTGGTTTGAGTTCTTCAAACAGTAGTATCAATTGATCACTGACAGGACTTAAATCAACATTTTGCCCATTTAAGATATTAGTCGCGATTTGATATTTATTATCTTCATACCAAGCAGCCAATTGGTTCAACAATTGTTCCACATCGATTTCAGCACTAGCAGCACTAGCATCACTAGCAGCTTTAGCAGTTTTAGATTTAGCACGTTTTCGTTTAGGGCGTTGTTTTGCTCTTTCAAATGCGTCGTCTATGACTTGTTGATCCACTTGATTCAGTCCATATCGTCTAATTTGATTAAGATCAGCACATTCCTGTGGTGTGCCAAATCTTTTTCCTTTTGGTGGGTTGGATTTGCTTCCACAATAAGGTGTTAAGTCTTGTGTATCTTCATCTGCCATGATCTGTATCTAATTTTTAATATATATAATAATAGATCAAAACATTTTTATATATATTATCAGAACATTAAAATATTAAACTATCTTCATATTTTTGCTTCAACCCCCTGGTTCAATAAAACCACTGTTTTTGGAGTCATATAATAATTAGGGTATCGTAAATTGATAAGAACCCAATGCCCAATTTGAGGCGATGTTATTTTTGTAATTAATTTACGATTTAATCGGTATTTATCTTTGAGTAAATATTCTAATCCACAGATGCCCCCGCGCGGGAAAATAACTAAATTAGTTGCTTCTCCGATACAAGATCTTGTATACATATAATCCGTTCTGTGTAAAGAATATGCTGCTGAAATACCATATTTCCGCCCATTTTCACAAATATCCTCTCTCAAAATACCAACTTGCTTTAATAAAGCGGGTTCAGTAGAACTTTTAAGGTCATCAAAAATGACCAAGCTATTTTTAAGTTCGGGTAAATCAATTGGATCGGTAATCAATTCATCAGTGATTTCAACTCGCGTAGGTTTAATGTGATCAATACTTTCATCTTTTTGATGGCGTGAAAACAAGTAAATTTTATTTTCTTTGCCATACATATAACGATAATGTTTGGCCCACTTGGCCATAAATGTAGTTTTACCCGCACCGGTTCGTCCATAGCATAGCAGTAAATCATTGAAGGGTGATTTTTTTGAGGTATTGGGGATAGGTTGTAATTCTAAATTTTTATGTAGTATGTGTAAGTTTTGTCCAGTTGAATCTATTTCAACTAATCCATCATTATATGGGACTGGTTTAGTTGCTTGTGTATCAAGTTTAACATATATAAAGTTGTCTTTATCTTCTTTTCGATTGCCCTGATTGGTTTTGCTGTTGTAAATCACCGCAATGGGATCTCCATGACTTAGACTCAACATAGTTACATATATCATATGTAAGTATGTTTATATACTATTTAGATTACATTTCTTTTGCTAATTGTATGGCAGCAGCAAATCGTTTTTGTGCTCTTTTTTGTTTGGTATCATCGGGGAAATCAAAATCGGGGTCATCTTTAATGATTGCGAATGCTTCTTTAACTTTCTGATTCCATAGGCTCGGCGCTCTTTTACATTTCTTTGGACAGCCATTACCATAATTTTGTGATTGCCCAAGTAGTGGCCCACCAGCCATCATAACACCACCAGTGGTGTCTTCATCAGAATCGGGCTCCTCGACTAATTTCCGGATGAGTCTAATTGCGTCATGTTGAGGCATTTTCTTTTTTGTTTTACGTTTTGGTGTTCCACCTGCTAAGAGCGCTCCACCGTCCAATTTAGCTGTGGGTGGATTTTCACTATCCTCAATATCACTAATTAGCATGTTTTTGAGTTGTTTGCGTAATGCTTTTGTATTATCCATGATAGATAGAAATATTATATATATAGATACCAGTCGTAAATGTTTTTATATATATTTAATAATGAATGTATTTGATATTACACACGCTGCTGCTACATACCTCAAACGGATTGATCAATTATTGGGTATTTCTTTATCTGATCTACAATTGGCCGATATCATTGGTTTTCCAATTTCTATTATTTCATATAGTGATTTTCATCTATATAATGATATTTATGAATGTTTTGGTCCCTATGATTGTTTTATAGTTTTATATCAAAGGGAACAAAATTATGGTCATTGGTGTTGTGTTTTACTTCATCGGGATGACAATCAGACGCCATACAAGGTTGAATTTTTTGATTCATATGGTGTTTCGATTGATTTACAATTAGATCAGATTGATCCACAGTTCAGAAAAGCACATCGTATGGATACAACTCATTTGGGTTGGTTGATTTATGATAGCAAACTTGAAATAGAATATAATCACTATCCGTTACAAGTCAAATCAGCTTCTATCAATACCTGTGGTCGTTGGTGTGCTGTGCGCATTCTGACGCATCACATTATGTCCCTGGATGAATTTATTCAATGGGCTAACCGTCCTCTGAAGTTTTCATCTAAAATTTTAAATAACTTAGCTAATCAGATTTCTAAGTTTAAGCAGAATTACCGAGATATCAAAATGGTTCTATTAACCCAACCTTTTTTGTAAATTACTTTGTGTGGGTTGT